AGGAGAAAGGTTAATAGAAATGTTAAAATCTCCAGACAAAGATAATGCTAACTTGGCTATATTAGCCTTAGAACAAATGACAAATGAGTATACTATTTAGTGCTAGTGATCATTCATACAAAAGTATTGATGATACAGATAACATTGACTGGGTTAGTGTTACTACTTTGATATCACATTTAAAGAAATCTTTTGATGCTAAATCAACAGCTGCAAAAGTTTCTAAAAATAAAAGATCAAAATGGTATGGTATTGAACCAGCTAAAATAGAATCTATTTGGAAAAATGAAGCTGATAGAGCTACTACATTAGGAACATTCTATCATAACCAAAGAGAGACTGATTTATGTTCTCTTGCTTCTATGGAAAGAGAAGGTGTTACTATTCCAATTATAATACCTTCTGGTGAAACAAATGGATTAAGATTTGCACCTATACAGAAACTAGAGGCTGGAATATATCCAGAACATATGGTATATTTAAAGTCTGCAGGTATTTGTGGTCAATCAGATTTAGTAGAAGTAGTTAATGGTAAAGTAAATATCATTGACTATAAGACTAATAAAGAAATTAAGACAGAATCATTTGTAAACTGGGAAGGAGCCTCTGATAAACTGCTTGAGCCTATAAATCATTTAGATGATTGTAACTTTAATCATTATGCACTACAGCTTAGTATTTATATGTATATTATATTAAAGCATAACCCAAAATTAAAACCTGGTAGAATATTTATACACCATGTTATATTTGAACAAGCTGGGGAAGATGATTATGGATATCCTATTACTCAACTAGATAATGATGGTAACCCAATTGTAAAAGAAGTTATTCCTATTCCTATACCATATTTAGTGGATGAAGTAATTAGTATTATTCATTATTTGCAACAGAATAAACATAAAATTAAAAAGAAATGATAGTAAGATTATTTGATGTACAAAATGGTGTAGTAGTTCCCACAGAACATTGCTATACATTAAAGGCACTTAAGGATGTTATGGATAACTATCCTGATGATTATCTTAAGATCTATTTGTATTTATTTTATATGACTTGTCCTAATCCAGATATGAATCCTTTCTTTCATACTCCTGAAATAGATAAAGAACATATCATATTAACAGAGATTCAAGCAGAATTTTCTACAGAGGACACAGATATATTTATTGCATTAGAATTTTGTAAAAGAATGTATGAGACTCCAACATCTAGAGCATACAAAGGTATGGCATCTATGTTAGATAGATTAGCTAGATATATGGAAACTACAAGTATTACAGCAGGAAGAGATGGTAACATTAATTCACTAGTTGCTGCAGCCAAAAACTTTGACCAGATTAGAGCATCATTTAAAGGGGTATATAAAGATCTTCAAGATGAACAATCTAGCAAAGTGCGCGGAGGCCAGGGATTAGCGTATGATTCTTAACTTATTAATAATCAAACACTTATGAGTGAGATCTATCAAGATATACCCTGTTGGGATAATGGTACTTGGACTACAGTTAGTTTTGAGTCTAGAGAAGAATATGCTAATGCTATAAAAGAACTTTTTAAAGAACCAGGTCAGTATCAGTTTGATGAAACAAGTTTTATATTTAATGAACAATCTATAAAATTTAATCAGAATAAAGTATACTGCACAGCTCCTTTTAAATCTAAGGATTTTATTACCTACTGGGATAATGAAAAAATTAAATGTAGAAAAGGAGTCTTTTATATAAACAAAGATAAGAAGTGGTTTATTACTAGAGACTATTACATGTGGTTAAACTTCTTACCTATCTTTGATAAAGAAGAACAAAACTTTGGATTTGCTAAAGTAAGAGATGCTCAGTATCACATGGCATTATATGAACTATTAGCAGAACTTAATTATAAGCATGTAGCTATTCTAAAGAAACGTCAGATAGCTTCATCATATTTCCACATGTCTAAGTTACTTAATCAACTTTGGTTTGAAGCAGGGGTAACTTTAAAGATGGGAGCTAGTCTTAAGGATTATATTAATGAGAAAGGTTCTTGGAAGTTTATGTCTGAATATGCAGCATTCTTAAATGAACATACTGCATGGTATAGACCAATGTCTCCGGATAAAGTATTAATGTGGCAACAGAAGATTGAAGTTAGAAAAGGAGACAGAAAAACAGAAGTAGGTTTAAAGGGTACTATGCAAGGTATGTCTTTTGAGAAAGATCCTACAAATGGTGTAGGGGGTCCGGTAAAATACTTCTTTCATGAGGAAGCTGGTATTGCTCCTAAGATGGATTTAACATATGAGTACATGCGTCCAGCAATGGCTTCTGGTTTAATTACTACAGGAATGTTTATTGCTGCAGGATCTGTAGGGGATTTATCTCAATGTGAGCCATTAAGAAAAATGATATTGTCTCCTGGAGATAGTGATGTATACGCTGTTGAAACCGATCTTATTGATTCAAAAGGAACTCATGGTATGTCAGGTTTATTTATTCCTGAGCAATGGTCAATGCCTCCATATATAGATGATTATGGTAATTCACTTGTAGAAGAAGCATTAAAAGCTTTAGATGAGCAATTTGCAATTTGGAAGAAAGAACTTGATCCAGAAACTTATCAGTTAAGAATATCTCAGAGACCAAGAAACATTGAAGAAGCTTTTGCACATAGATCTGTATCTGTATTTCCTCCACATCTTGTTGCTGCACAAGCTAGAAGAATAGAAGAGAAAGAATATGCATATGAATACTTAGATATAACTACAGATGAGAATGGTAAACCTACTGTTAAAGCATCTAATAAACAACCAATTAAAGAATTTCCAATTACTAAAAAGACTGAAGATAAAACAGGTTGTTTAGTAGTATGGGAAAGACCAATTAAAGATCCAACATTTGGACAGTACTATGCCTCTATAGATCCTGTTTCCGAGGGAAAAACTACAACCTCTGAATCATTATGTACTATTTATATTATGAAAGCTCCTGTAGAAGTTACTAAAGTAACAGGAGTAGAAACTGAAACTTACATAGAACCTGATAAGATTGTAGCTGCATGGTGTGGTAGATTTGATGATCTTAATAAAACACACCAGAGATTAGAATTGATTATAGAATGGTATAATGCATGGACACTTATTGAGAACAATATCTCACTATTTATTCAGTATATGATATCCAGAAAGAAACAAAGGTTCTTAGTACCTAAAAGTCAAATCATGTTCTTGAAAGATCTTGGTTCTAATGCTAACGTCTTCCAGGAGTATGGATGGAAAAATACAGGCACATTATTTAAACAACATCTTCTTAACTATGCAATAGAGTATACTAAAGAAGAGTTAGATATTGAAACAAAAACAGATGGTACAATTGTACGGACAAAGTACGGTATAGAAAGAATACCAGATCCTATGTTATTAGTAGAGATGAGAGAATATGCTCCAGGTGTCAATGTGGATAGATTAGTTTCTTTTTGCGCACTTGTAGCATTTATGAGAATACAACAAGCAAATAGAGGTTATGCAAAAAGAGTTATCATGGATGATGCTGCTAAAAACTTGCAAAAGTCAGAAAATTTGTTTAAATTAGTTAGTAGTCCATTTAGACATATGGGTAAATCATTTTACAAAGGGGATAATAGTCAGAAAAGATCACCTTTTAAAAATTTTAAATAAAGGATATGCAAATATATAACGCATTAGATTTAAAGAAAGGCGCAAAAGCCAATCACAATAGAATGGGTAGTATTACCCAACCTTTACAATTTTTATCTAAAAAAGATAAAGATGATGAGTGGGCTGCTTGGAACTTGGATTGGCTTGAATGGAATGGGCTAAAACAAATCCGTAGAAATGCCCGCAGGTTAATGAAGAACTATAAACTTGCTAAAGGTATTATTGATAAAACTGATTACATTGTAGAGGAAGACAATGAAATGAGAGACATTGTTGAGGTGCTTACTAAAGAAGATCAATCTGCTTTAGAGTTAAAGTTCTACCCAATTATTCCAAATGTTATTAATGTCTTAGTAGCTGAATTTGCTAAAAGATCAACTAAACTTACATACAGAGCTGTAGATGACTTCTCATATAATGAGATGATGGAACAGAAACGTAAGATGGTTGAGGACACATTAATGGCAGATGCTCAAACTAAAATTATGGCTGCATTAGTGGAACAAGGATTAGATCCTAATTCACAAGAAGCTAATGAACAATTACAACCTGATAAATTAAAAACATTACCTGAGATTGAAGGATTCTTTAAAAAGGATTACAGATCAATGATAGAACAATGGGCTTCACATCAACATCAAGTAGATACTGAAAGGTTTAGAATTGATGAGTTAGAAGAAAGAGGTTTCCGTGATATGCTTATTACAGATAGAGAGTTCTGGCATTTCAAAATGATGGAAGATGACTATGAAGTTGAACTGTGGAATCCACCATTAACATTCTATCACAAATCTCCAGATGCAAGATATATATCTCAATCTAACTGGGTTGGTAAAGTTGATATGCTTACTGTAGCAGATGTTATTGATAAGTATGGATACTTGATGACACAAGAGCAAATGGAAGCATTAGAAGCTATTTATCCTATCAGATCTGCTGGATACTCAGTTGGTGGTATGCAAAATGATGGATCATTCTATGATGCTACTAAGTCTCATGACTGGAATACTAGCATGCCCTCATTAGCATATAGACAATATACTTCATTTAAAGCTGGTTCTGTATATGATGGTGGAGATATAATTAACCAGATCCTTTCAGAAGGTGAAGATTATTATGACCAAGGTACTGCATACTTATTACGTTGTACTACTGCATACTGGAAATCTCAAAGAAAGGTGGGACATCTTACTAAGATTAATGAGATTGGAGAAGTAGAAACAGAAATTATAACTGAAGATTATAAAATTACAGATAAAGCAATTTATGATACAAGGTTGTTTAAAAACAAATCTAAAGATAATTTAGTATTTGGAGAACATATTGATTGGATATGGATTAATGAAGTATGGGGTGGTGTAAAAGTTGGACCAAATCTTCCTTCATTCTGGGGTATGAATAATCCTGGTGGATTCTCTCCTATCTATATTGGTGTAGAAAAGAATCATATTGCACCTCTTAAATTTCAATTTAAAGGTGATTCAACATTATATGGTTGTAAACTTCCAGTAGAAGGTGCTGTATTCTCAGATAGAAATACTAAGTCTACTGCATTATTAGATCTAATGAAGCCATACCAGATTGGATACAATATTGTAAACAATCAGATTGCTGATATTTTAGTGGATGAGTTAGGTACTGTAATTATGTTAGATCAGAATTCATTACCTAGACACTCATTAGGTGAAGATTGGGGTAAAGGAAATTTATCTAAAGCTTATGTAGCAATGAAGAATTTCCAGATGTTACCTTTAGATACATCTATTACAAATACAGAGAATGCATTAAACTTTAACCATTTCCAAAAACTAGATCTATCTCAGACAGAAAGATTAATGTCAAGGATACAATTGGCTAATCACTTTAAGCAACAAGCATATGAAGTAATTGGAGTTAATCCTCAAAGAATGGGACAACAGTTAGCACAAACAACTGCTACAGGTGTAGAACAAGCAATGGCATCATCTTATGCACAAACAGAAGTATTCTTTATACAACATTGTGATTATTTAATGCCAAGAGTGCATCAAATGCGTACAGACTTAGCTCAATATTATAACTCAACTAAACCTTCTGCAAGATTAACTTACATGACAGGCGCGGATGAGAAAGTAAACTTTGAGATAAATGGTACTGATTTACTGTTGCGTGATTTAAATATCTATGCAACAACTACTGCAAACCAGAGAGCTATTCTTGAACAGCTTAAACAAATGGCTATGCAGAATAATACTACAGGTGCAAGTATCTATGATCTTGGTAAAATTGTTCAGTCAGATTCAATTGCTCAACTTAATACTGTTCTTAAAGCATCTGAACAAAAACAACAACAACAGAAACAAGAAGAACAAGCTTCTCAACAAAAAATGCAAGAACAACAACTTGCTGCACAGAAAGAACAAACACAAATGGGGATTGATGCTGAGGCAATTAAAGATGAGAAAAATAGACAAAGAGATATTCTTGTTGCAGAAATTAGAGCAGCAGGTATGGGATCTATGGTTGATATTAACCAAAACCAAGAATCAGATTATCTTGATGCTATGAAAGAGATTAAGAGCTCACAAGAGTTTCAAGATCAAACAAATCTTCAGAGAGAAAAAGAGACTAACCGTATGAATGGTGAGTCACAAAAAAATCAAATTGAAAGAGAAAAGATAGCAGCTCAAAAAGAAATTGCTAACAAACAATTACAGATAGCACAAGAAAATAAGAACAAATTTGATGCTCCTGGAAAAAATAAAGAGAATAAAAAATAGGCTTAGCCATATAATGTTAAATAATGTTTAACCCTATAATAAATTTCTCAAGTTTAATTTGTATATTATAGTATAGATAAAAACCAACAAAAATGGGAGAACCAACAAAAAATCCTGATGACGCTCAGGTATTGGACACTACAACGGTAGACCAAGTAGATGTAAATATTGATGAGTTATTTGGTTCACCAGGTGCAGAAAACATTATGCTTCCTGCAGAAGGTGAAGAAGATAACAAACCAAAATCTTTATTCTCTAACCAGAATGTAGATGTTTCGTTCCTTGACAAGCCAGGTACAACTGCAGAAAGTAAAGCTGAAAAAGCTGAGATTAAAGCAGATGTAGATGAGGCAATTGCAGAGCTTGATGATTTAATTTCTCAAGAAGAAGATGCAGGTAATAAAGGAAGACCAAAAGTAGATAAATCTGGTCTTGCTGAGTTAGCACAAAAAATGATTGAAGAAGGTGCTTTAGTTCCTTTTGATGATGACAAACCATTAGAAGATTACACTACTAAAGATTTCAGAGAATTATTTGAAGCAAACTTTCAAGAAAGAGAAAATGCAATCAGAGAAAATACTCCAAAAGAGTTTTTCCAATCTCTACCTGAAGAACTACAAGTAGCTGCAAAATATGTAGCTGATGGTGGTCAAGATTTAAAAGGTCTGTTTAGAACACTTGCTCAAGTAGAAGAAGTGTTTGAATTAGATGCTGATAATGAACAACACCAAGAAGAAATAGCAAGACAATATTTGCATGCTACAAACTTTGGTACACCAGAAGAGATTGAAGAAGAAATCAAAGATTGGTTGGATATTGATAAGCTTGGACAAAAAGCTAGACAATTCAAACCAAAATTGGATAGAATGCATGAAGAAGTTGTAGCACATAAACTTGCTGAGCAAGAGTATAAGAAACAACAACAAGCAGAACAAGCTAAAGATTACCAAGATAATGTGTATAATACATTAAGTATAGGTGAACTAGGAGGAGTTAAACTTGACAGAAAAGTTCAAGGTATGTTATACTCAGGATTAGTACAACCTAATTACCCATCTATCTCTGGTAAACAGACAAACTTGTTAGGACACTTACTTGAGAAGTACCAATTTGTAGAACCAAGACATGACCTTATTGCTGAAGCATTATGGTTACTTGCAGATCCAGATGGTTACAAAGGTAAAGTAAGAGAACAAGGTTCTAAAAAAGCTGTAGAAGATACAGTAAGAAAATTAAAAACAGAAGAAGCAAGAAAACTTTCAAGCTCTTCAACAAATACTGGTGCAGAAGAAAGCAGAAGACCTGCTTCTAAAGGACCACAAAGAACACTTCCTAGACAGAATAACTTGTTTAAGAGGTTTTAATTAGTAACAAATAAAAACAAATAAATAATGGCAACTCCAGTAATGAACAATGGTATATTCCTCAGAGATACCGCTTACAATGCAAGTTCCCATGTGGATTCATACCACTTGGTAAACATGCTGAAAGATGCTGAGCCTATGGACTTAGGCCCAGTTGATTTATGGGCTATGGCTCAAAAAGTTGAAATGCCACTTTATCAAATGTCATCATTTGGTGGTAAAAATGTAATCATGGTTGATAATGCTCGTGGAGAGTACAAATGGCAGACTCCTGTATCTACAGATCTTCCATATGTAATTGAAGACATTGAGCCATCAAATGATTTCAAAGGTATTGATGGGACTACATTCCGTATCAAATTAAGCAGACGTGAGTTTGGACATGGTGATATCATCACTTATGACAAATATAACGGTGTTGAGATGTATATTACAGCAGAGGATATCTTACCAATTGGTGATGGATATATCTATACTGTACAGTTAGTAAACAATGACAACTTTAAATACTTAGATAGCAAATACTTAGCTAACGGTACTAAAGTATTCCGTAAAGGTTCTGCAAGAGGTGAGTATGGTGAGAGATTCTCTGACATTACTACAAGAACTGGTTTCCGTGAATTCTACAACTATGTAGGTGGAGCTGAAGCTCACGTTCACTATTCAGTATCTTCTCGTGCAGACTTGATGATCAAAGGTGGAATGAATGCAGATGGTACAGTTCCTGTAACTGAGATCTGGAGAAACTTTGGTGCTACTAATGATCCATCTGTTACTTCTTTGGAAGATATGGTTAAAGTAATGGGTAAAGATAAAGTTAAGAAAGCATTTGATAATGGTGACTTATCTAGAACTTTCCTTACTGGAATGGAAGCTGCTCACTTATCTAAAGTAGCAACGGATATTGAAACTTACTTAATGTGGGGTCAAGGTGGACGTATCAAACAAGATGGTCCAGATGACATGCGTTTATCTGTGGGTCTTTGGAAACAGTTGGATAACTCTTTCAAAAGAATCTACAATAAAAATAACTTTACATTGGACTTGTTCCGTTCTGAGATCTACAACTTCTTCAACGGAAAAGTTGAGTTCCAAGGACCAGATCCAAAACGCTCATTGGTTGTACAAACTGGTATGGGTGGTATGCGTATGGTTAATGAGGCTATCAAAAAAGAAGCTGTATCTTCAGGTTTATTAATTCAGGCTGCTGACATTGGTGCAATCACTGGTAAAGGTATGGACTTGAATTTTGGATTTGCTTACACATCTTATGTAATTCCTTTCTTGGCAAATGTTAAGTTTGTATTGAACCCAGCATTTGACAATGTTCATACTAATGATATTGAGAACCCAATCATTGATGGTTTCCCGTTATCTTCTTACTCATACATTATTTTTGATATCACAGATAATACTAATGACAACATCTTCTTGTTGAAATTATCTTGGGATAATCAATTGAAATGGTGGTACCAAAATGGAACAATGGATTACATGGGACGTACCCAAGGATTCCAGTCTTCTGGACAATTCAATGGATACCGTGTAATGATGTCTCAAACAATGCCAGCTATTTGGGTTAAAGATCCAACTAAAGTTTTGAAAATTGTTATGAGAAATCCAATTACTGGTGGATCATTCTAATCTATAATAAACTAAGGAGGGAGGGACATCATTGTTCTTCTCTCTTTTTTTAAATTTAAACAACCAACAAAAAATAAAAAACCAACAACAACATGGAAAATTTCACAATGGTAGAAACAGGGAAGGGATCAGTAAAACAAACTGCTATTGCAGTTAGACCATTCTTTGATGCAAATGCTTCTAATATGGGTTTAGAAGATTATGGTATGTCTCTTTTTGATGGTGTAACACATCATGAACAATTAGCATGCTTAGAAAATAATGGTGTCGTAAGATACTTAACTGGACTTAATGAATTTGCTCCAGAAATTAGATTGCTTAATGCAGATGATAAAGCTGCAAGAGTAAAAGAAATTAGATCTGCAATAAGTGAATTAGAAAAAGAACTTGCAGCTAATGTAATTGATGTGGAAGATCCACAGTTTTGGAATTTGGTAAAGTTACTTAAACCTGATAATGCGGATTTCTGGAATAGAATTAGTATTGCATGTGGTAATGATCCATTATTCTTGGATCCAAAAGATCCATATGATAGAATTAAATTGCATGCAATTGAAGCAGGAGGTTTTGCTATTATAGCAAAAAGTTTTGATGATGCAAGATCTAGAGCTGTAGCTCCTAAGTTTTACTTAGATAAAACAGAAGAGACAGTGATGGCAAGAACTGAATACAAGAAAATGCGTAATAAAGCATTGTCTGAACTTCAGAAATTATTTGACAAAAATAGTACTAAGTTATTCTACATTGCAAAAGTTGTAGATATTAACAGTACACAATATAAAAAGTCAACTCCTAATGATGTTATCTATGAGAATATGGATAACTACATTAATGGATTTGGTGGAGAAACCAACAAAGAAAGAGCAGCTAAATCATTTATTGATGCTGTAAACTTAGATATGGAAACACTAAAAATTAAATCAATTGTTAGAGATTCCGTATTTTTTAAGTATATTATAACTAAGGCAGATGGATACATCTATCATGTTAAAACTAGTTCAATGCTAGGAAGAAATGTGTCTGATGTATTAGAGTACTTGAAGAACCCTTTAAATGAGGACATTTTAAAAGACTTGAATGCTGCTTGTGAAAAGTATTGGAACTCTTAAAAACAAAATAAAATGGCAACAAAAAAAATGCAAAAAGGTGGTGGAGTAAAACCTAAATCTACTGCTAAAAAAACAGCAGAACCTAAATTTACACCTCCAAATAATAAACCTACTACAGATAGTACAAATTATTATGTGGATAAATATAAGTATTATAAAGATGCAGGTTATAGGCTTGCTGGTGTAAAAGGTCAATCTGAAAACTCACAAAACGCCTATGAAAAAGCTGAAAAAGCTAAAAAAGATGTGGGAAGACAGACAAGAAAAAGTATGCCTGGTTTTGATAATAATGGTTTTCCTGCAAAAATGCAAACAGGTGGAATGGTAAATTCTAATGCAAAAGTTACTGCATCTAAAGTTGCTAAAGGTAGACCTGCTAAATCTGCTGAACCAAGAACTGCAGCTAAAAAAGCTACAGGTAAAGTAGGTGGAGTTTCTAAAGCTCCAAAAGCTGCTGCACCAAAAATGAAAATGGGTGGTAGCATGAAAAAGAAATCTTGCTAAAATGGCAAAGCAAATGCTAAAAAGAAAGGATGGTAGTTATTCCCAGAGAGGACTCTGGGATAACATCCGTGCTAATAAAGGTTCTGGAAAGAAACCTACAACAGCAATGCTTAAGCAAGAGAAGAAGATTAAAGCAACTTCAAAAAAGAAATAGTCATGGCAGACAAAGTTAAATTTAATACCGGCAAAGAAAAACATGTAGTTTATAAAAAGACTACTAAAAGAGGTGAAGGTAAAGTTGGTGACATTATGGTCAACCATACTAGTAAAAATAAGGGAACTTATGATACTATTAGTTTAACTAGAACTGCTAATGCTAAGACTGTAAAGCAAGGTGTTTCTGCTGAAAAAAAATGGCATAAGGAAAATGATAAAGCACCTAAAATGAAAACCGGAGGTTCTACTCCTGCATGGACTAAAAAAGAAGGAAAAAATCCTACAGGTGGATTAAATGCTAAAGGTGTTGCTTCTTATAGAAGAGAAAATCCTGGTAGCAAACTTAAGATGGCTGTTACAACTAAACCATCTAAATTAGATCCAGATAGTAAAGATGCTAAAAGAAGAAAATCTTTTTGTGCTAGAATGTCTGGAGTAAAAGGTCCTATGAAGGATGAAAAAGGAAGACCTACTAGAAAGGCTCTTTCATTAAAAAAGTGGAACTGTTAAAATAAATATATCATGGCTAAAAAATGTATGAGTTGCGGAGGTGCAATGAAAAAAATGCAAAAAGGTGGAAGTAATGTTAAGATGGGTATCTACGGTATTCCTCAAGAAAACATTGGAACATCTAGTCAATTCCAACCTACTGCTAAAAAAGGTGGTGCTGTTAAAAAAGCTTTACCTAAAGCTCAAGATGGGAAAACTGTTAAAAAAGTTGGTCCTAATAAATATGCTAAAGATCAAGTAATTGTAAATAAAAAAGATGGTTCTTCAGCTTCATATGTTGCAACAAATAAAGGAACTGTATATTCTACAAAAAATAAAAAAAATGGTCCAGCAGATGTTTTAAGTATTGATACAACAGGTTACTCAAAAGGTAAACCAAATTATGATCAAATTTATACAGGAAATGCGGGTTATAACAAAAGTACTGTAAAAAGAAAAGATGTTAAACCTTTATTAAAATCTATGAAAAAAGAAACATTAAGTTTTAAAACTGGTGGAATAGTTAAAAAAATGCAAAAAGGTGGAGCTACTAACTTTGGTATGTTATCAGTTAAAGCTGGTGTAGATAAAAATCCAAGAGCTACTGCTGCAGATAGAATTGCTGGTGCAAAAAAATCTGTTAAAAAGAAATAGTCATGGCAACAACTAGAGCTGTAAAAACTTCTTGTAAAAATACAAAGGTTAGATCTGCAAGTGGATCATGTGTTAAAGAAAGACCATCAATGAAAAAAGGTGGTTCTACTGGTGATAAGAAATGGATTCAAAAAGCTATTAATCCTGCACACAAAGGTTATTGCACTCCACTTACTAAAAAAACATGCACACCTAAGAGAAAAGCTCTTGCTATCACTTTGAAAAAAATGGCTAAAAATAAATAATCATGTTAAATAGTACCATTACAATAAAAATAAAACAACGTCTCAATAAATTGGATTCTAATGACTATGATAACATAGAGTGCTGGCAAATTGTTGAGAGCTTTAATAAAGCACAGGTTGAATGGACTAGAAGACAACTTCATGGTATCAACCTTGTTAAAGAAGGTGATGAGCAATCCACTAGAAGAAAAGATGACTTACAAGTTTTATTGTCTACTCAAACTTTATCTTTTACAGATAAAGGAGATTATTCTACTGCAGCCTTACCAGGTGAATATTTACAATGGAAACGTGTAGATGTATTTGCTAAAAAGGATTGTTGTGATAAAAGAAGAATGACAGTTTATCTTGCTGAAGAAGGTAACCTTAACCAGTTATTAAGAGATGCTAATAAGAAACCTAGTTTTGAATGGGCTGAAACATTTGCAACATTAATAGGTAATCAGGTTCATGTATATACTAACAATGATTTTGAAGTTGGTTCAGCTGATTTTGTATATTACAGACAGCCAATTAAAATTCAGATTCAAGGATGTGTTGACCCTTATACAAGTTTACAGTCTCCAGTTAATGTAGAGTGTGAATTTAAAGATGATATTATAGAAGTAATAATAGATGAAGCAGTTGCTATACTAGCTGGTGATATTGAATCAAGCAATCAATATGCTAGAGGTACAGAAGGTGCTGAAAGAAATAACTAAATATGGAAACTAAAGCAAGATTACTAAAAAGAAATCCAGAACCTACTAAGACACTTAGTAGACCCCAACCTATTGTTACACAACCTAAAGATGAACCTGCTAAAGCTGAACCTACTCCAGATACAGGAGTTGGTGGAAGTTCATTGGATACAATGACTGCAGCATGTGCAACAGAGATGATGAATGCAGCAATCAGTTTTCATAGACTTCATTTAAAAGTAAAAGGAGATGGTTCTTATGCAGCACATAAAGCTCTTGGAAATTTTTATGAAGGGCTTCATGATCAAGCAGATACACTAATAGAAGGATATCAAGGAGTATGTGAAAAACTTTTATCATATAAAGATTCACCTATTAGAACTCTAGATACTGTGTCAGATGCTATAGGTTACTTAAGAGACATGTACAACATGGTAAATAAATTACAAGGTATGATGCCTTATTCAGAAATTGTCAACAATTTGGATCTTGTAAAAGATTCAATTAACAGCACTAAGTATAAGTTACTTTTCTTGAAATAATTTTGTTAATTCAAAAAGTTTTGTTATATTATAGTATATTATATTATTAACTAAAAAAAAAATAAAATGGCTTATTTTAATCATGCTTTCAAAAAAAGCTTTCTAGCAACAGGACCGACACAAAATGCGTTTCCTGTTACTCTTCCAAATGGAACTACTGTTAATGCTACAACATCTTTAGGTTATTTGGTATCAAATGGTATTCCTACTTATGGTTTAAATCAATTATCTGCAATTAAAGTTGGTACTTACGGTACAGCTACTACAGAAACTACTGATGGGTACATTGGATGGTTTAACCCAAAAACAAATTTATCAGTTGATATCAATGATGAAGGATTTGCACCTTGTTGTAATTTATATCTTGCTGGTTCAGCAATTTATTCAAATGATAAGATTGGTCCTTTAGCAGGTGGTTACCAAGAGACTAACAAGTCTAAAATGGTTAACCCTAAATATGTATCTAGATTTTATCAAGTAAATCCATGTACTCCACAAAATAATGTAATCCACGTAGGTTCTACATATTGGACTGCAGGTGGTGGTATTTTAGATTTTGATACTTTTACTGCTGGTACAGGTTATGCTAATGGTACTTATACTGCTACTACTACAGGTGGTACAGGAACAGGTCTTGTTGTAGAAATCGTTGTAACTGGTGGTACTATTGATAGTTATACTATTGTAAATCCTGGAAAAGGATATACTATAAATGATGATCTTACAATTGTAGGTGGTAACAATGATGCTATATTAACTGATGTACTTGTTCTAACTGAAGCTCATGCACAAGTAGGATGTGGTATTACAACTGAGTGTTGTAAAGAATTTTTATGTGGTGAGACTTATAACTTACGTATTGATGTTAAAGGTTCTCCAGCATTACGTTTCTTAAATCACAATGCTTACTATACTGCTGATGCATACACAGGATGTTGCCCAGAAGGATCTATTGCACCAGTTGCAGTTGACTCTACTGAAGTAATGATCAAATGGGCTAGCGGAATTACAAACAATCCAATTGTATCTCCTTTTGTACAAGTAGTTGTACAAGCAGAAGATGGTCAGTTATTATATGCACCAGGAACTTCTGCTACTTTCTTAGCTGCTAATGGAGCTATTACTTGGGATAACTATGTATCTGCTGGTCATACAGACGGAGCTTGTGCAGGTTTAATCTTAAATGGTGCTTATGTTGATACTAAATTTGGTGATTGTACATTCCAATTGACTGACTTCTATGAAGTTGAGCCAGTTAGATTATATGCTTCTGAAGTAGACTTATCTGGTGACCCATGTACATTTGATTCATTATGTGTTGTTACTGAGTGTCAAGGATTACAAGTTCAAGGTTTAGGAGAATCAGTTGTAAGAGATATGACTATGTCAGAATCTTACAGACAAAACTTCTTAGCTACAGACTTACGTATCCGTGAGATTACTCAAGGTAACCAAATCATTAGTTCAGTTAACAGAGGTGCTTTATACTACAGATATATGTTACAACATAATGTTCCAAGAAATTATAATCCTTCTGGTACATTTGATTCTGATCAGTACATGTTAGAGATATTCTCTTTAGTTGCTCTTAATACTTTTGCAACGGATACTTCTGGTTGGTTAGAGGCTTGTGGTGTATGTGAAACTAATGTATTAGATAATGCATATGCTTGTGATACGGAATGTGATGTTCCAATTGCATTCCCTGCTATTCCTAAATACAATCCTTACAATACAGTTGCTTGTAACTAATAAGTAACTCAATTTTAAAAAACATAAAGGGGAGAAGAGTTCTAAACTCCTATCCCCTTTTTTTATTATATACTATGGCAAATCACGTCTTAAGTTTAGAAGTACCTACAGTTTTAAATACATGTGTAATGACTGTTATGGATACTAGTGTTTATACGGACCTTATTCCGGTTACGTGTGAGACATTAGCTATTACAGTACCAGGTTTTACTTACTCAGTTGAACTTCCTGTTACTGCAGGATTTATTGAAAACATTACTGCTTGTGACTTAGGTTTACAAACAGCAGACTGTGGTACAAGTTATGTAGATATACCAGATGGAATTTATATAATTAAATATAGTGTATCTCCAAATGAACAAGTGTATGTAGAATACAATCATTTGAGAATATCAAAAGCATTAAACATGTATAACAATATTCTATGTGGAGTAGATGTTAATGCATGTGATCCTCCTTTTGCAATTAAAGAAAAACTTGAAGCATTAAGAATGATATTTATGTATCTTCAAGCTGCAAAAGCAAAAGTAGAAACATGTCATGAACCTCAAAAGGGAATGAGCTTATATAATTATGCTGTAAAACTTTTGAAGAAAATGGGATGTGTAAATTGTTAATAAACTAAAAACCAATAAGTTATGGCAAAGTGTGCAAATTGCGGGGCTAATATGTCCTGCGGATGTCAAAAAAGAGCAGCTTCAAACGGAGCAACGGCATGTTCATCATGCATTAATACATTAGAGGCTTCAATCAAAGCTGCAAAAATAGGTGCAAAATCAGTTACTGAACCGCGTGTTATTAAAGCAACTACTTGGGGTCCAGATAGATACAATAAATAATTAAAGAAGATGAAAGTAGATCCGGTTGATAGTCCGTTAATAAGATATTATAAGTTTACATCATGTTGTGATTCAAATGATGTAGTATCTTTTAGTATGTCTGGTTTTTTAGGCCCATTGGTTTATGAACCTGGAACTTATATATATACTGGACCGGCTCCTTATGTAGATTCTTATGGTGCGTTTTTAGTACCTGGTAGATGTTATTATGTTGAAACACCTATTGCTTTAACATCTGTAGTTTTAACTATGTTTAATATGCCTCCAACTACACAGGTCGGATTATTAGGTGATTTATATGTTGTAGGTTTTACATGTTTAGATTCAGATCTATGTCCTGATTGTAATTCATTTACATATTGTAATGAATGTCCTGAATCTTCAGAAACTATATCATATACTTTAGTTGATGGAATATGTATTGCAAGTGATGGATTTTATTCATGGTCATTTCCTTCTGTTGCTTGTGATTGTTATGTTTTAATTCCATGTGATGGAGTAACAGAACCTTTTGTAAGTACAACAATTGACTTAGGAGGTTATTTAGATCAATTTATTAATATTACCTCTGGTAGCTATACAGGATGTGTATACGTAACAACATTAGAAAGTACAGATTGTTCAGGTGCTGTTAGTGTTACAATTAATCCAGAAATAACATGTGATTGTGAAACTGTATGTTATTATATTGAAGGAGCTCAAGGAATTACTTATGTTAAGTATGTTGATGAGTCAGATCAGTTAGTTGAGTTTACTCCAGCAGGAACATTACCATGGTTAACCATATGTTCTAAAACATTTCCTATAGTAGGTAATATTAATACAAATTATATTATAACACCATTAGGACCATGTATAGATAATGTATGTCCACAAAAATGTTATAAACTTACTGATTGTGAAGATCCATTAAATATTCAATATAGTACATCATTTGTTTTATTACCACATGCTATTAATGATGATGTAATTAAAATTGCAGGATTTACAGAATGTTGGAGAGTAGAAACTACTGAGGATGATTGTGAGTGTGCTATTGATGTTAGTGTAACTTTTAGTTCAGCTACTTGTGCAATTTGTAAAACTGTAGTGGCTTATAAATTAACTAGTTGTACTGGAGTATATACTACTCAATATACATACCAAGATTTATCACAATATGTTGGTGAAACATTATTAACAGACTGTGGATGTTTCATAGTAGAATTAATTAATTATGCCCCGCCTTCTATACAAGTAATAACTATTATTACATCTTTTAGAGATTGTGCAACATGTGAAAGACCCTACTATAGATTAACTGAATGTAGTACAGAAGAAACAATAGATACTTCTAGTGACTTAGGTGCCTACATAGGTAAGATTGTAAAGCTAGCAAATTGTGATGGTTGTTATGAAGTTGAATTAATTATAATTCCAGTTAATCCAAGTATTGTTACGGTAACAGATTCTTTTGTAACATGTTTAGAGTGTATAACTACTGCACCATGTATTTGTTCTAATGTTAGAAATGATAATGCAATAAACTATACATATGACTATATTGATTGTTATGGTGATGTACAATCTATTACGGTAGCTCCTGGAGAAACTAGTCCTAAAATATGTTTAATAAAATGGTTAGAACCTGTAGATTGCAATTGTCTTATTATAGCAACTACAGTAGGAACAACAACAACGTATAACATTTTATTTTCTACTGGTACACTAATTAACTATAGACCTTCATGGGAAGTAGTTGGTGTAGCAAGTATTTTTTATAATGGTACTCAATGGGTTAAAACAAATAGTTTAGGAATTCCTGATTATTATTTACCACCATCAGATGCAAAATGTCCAATAGGAGTTTGGCATCCGTATTCAAGTATACCAAATTTAGTACCTACTACAGTAGTTACTAATCCTTGTCAAAGTTATTATACTTATTTTGGTGATTGCAATAATGGAGTATGTCCTGCAACTATATATCCTAAAAGAAGTATTAAACCAGGATATAACACACCAGCATGTAGTATTGAAAAGTATGAAAATATTTCTTGTAGAGCATCTCAAATACTCTATAGAAATGTTCTTAACTTAAGATATGGGATTGCAAACTGTTGCCCAGAAGATGATGAATACTGGTTAGTTAAAAAAGAATTAATAGATATAGCAGCATTATATAATCCTGATTTTAATTGTACTCCAGCAAATAGCTGTGGGTGTAATCAATCAAGTGATTGTGGATGTAATAGTTGCAATTCTTAATTATAATTTGTATATTATATTAATAGTAAAAAAGTATGAAGCCGTTAAATTTAGATAATTCACCATGTAGTCCTATATCAAGTAACTGTGTTATTTGGCAAGGACCAGACTTGGCATGTATTAAATTATGTAAGGGAGATACAGTCTCTGATGTTGTTGCTAAAATGGCTACAGAATTATGTACTATCCTAGATCAACTTAATGTAGATAACTATGATCTAACATGTTTTAATTCAACAGCCTGTCCTCCAGTAGATTTTAAAGCACTGATTCAATTTTTAATTGAACACATATGTGCATTAGAGAATGCTAATGTAGTTACAGTAACTACAATTAATCCTCCTAATACTACAAGTACAACATATCCAATAAGTTACCCTCAATCAAATACATGTCCTGATTGTGTAGTTTCTGTAGCACCATGTTTTATTATTGGTACACAAACAACTATGCAGTTAACAGATTATGTTACAATGATTGCGGAAAAATTATGTGATTTAATTGATACTATTGCAACAATGCAAAATCAAATTAATAACATTGATGCAAGAGTAACTGTTTTGGAAAACGCGCCAGCTCCAAGTTTTACATTACCAACTGTTTTTATTGACTGTACATTATCTCCAACAGTTGTTGGCGGCAATTCTTATCAGATTGATGTTATATTAGATGCCTTTATAAATAATTTATGGTGTCCATTTTATACAGTAGTAGGTTCTATAGCTGATATTAGTTCTAGTTTAGGTTCTATTTGTGTAGTTGCAAGTGATACATCTGTTGCATTTAATGAGGACACAATGACAACGGCTTATAGTAATTGGATAGATGCACCATTAACTTTAGCGGCTTCTGTAAATAATTTATGGGTTGCTCTATGTGATTTAAGATCAGGATATAGCACATATCAATTTATAGATTTGGGTTTACCAGAAAGTGTTTCATTCACAACAACATCTACACCTAACGTATATGGTGGTCAAACTTATACTGTATCAGGTGTAACTAAACCAAAGGAAAATTTCTTTAATCAAATTGTTTCAACAGTACAGATTAAAGATGATTTAGTTCCTTCAGTAGATGTATATCATTTTCCTACAGGATATTCTACTTTAACTTATACATACCCATTAGGACTTACTGTAGCAACATTTGTAGTTCAAGTTTCTTATGATGTAAGTACAATGTTTTCAGGTTCAATTATAAATAATGCCGATATTGGAAACTGGGTTGATGGTGCTATTGTTAAAACAGTAGGTGTTGTAGATACAGTTCAATATCAAAGTTTTGCCGGTAGAACATTTTTAAGTGGTTATTTATTTGATGGTGCTTTAATTACAGATATTGTAAATACTGTATCAACAGATAAAGTTTTAACTACACCTTCTGGAGATCCTGTTGAATTTAGATTTTCAAATGGTCAACTAAATAATAATATTTCATTTATGAGTGTTGTAACATTAAATCCAGGAGAAACAATAAGTTTGAAATTTAAAACAAAAGATACTTCAACTAATTCTGTTTTAACTCAAGCTCAATTATTAATACAAGAATTAATTCAAAATTAAAATATATTATCATGGGTTTAAATACTAAATGTGCAAAATGTGGATGTGAAGATAATTTCTTGACAACGCCTGCACCATGCCCAACTCCGGTAGCATGTCCTACTCCTCCTCAATGTGATTTTGTTTTAGAAGCACAATGTACTATATATATAGGAGATAGTATTTTATGTGGCACAGATGTGGTGGTTCCTAATGATACAAATATGGAAGCTGCTATCAATAACATTGTAGATTATTTTTGTAGTAGAACTACAACTAGTGCTAACATAGTATGTGGTACAGATGTAGTAGTAGTTTCAGGAACTCCTGTGTTAGGTGCTTTAGTTTCAATAACTAATTATTTTTGTACTGAAATTGCTAACTTACCAACAGTATCTATACTTGGCGATAATGGAATTTTAGTTACTTCAAATGTTGTAGGTACTAATACTGAATATACAATAAGTGCAAATGGACTTAAGAAGTTTGTAAAAGAATTTACAGGTATAGAATTTGATGGTCAAGTAATAACTATAGCAGGTGCAGAACTTACAGCATGTGGCTTATTATCATCAGCTTGTGGTGTTAGCACAACTAAAGCATCAGATTTTACATTTAACATTATGTATCTTTTTGCAGGAAATTGGATTAGTCTTACAAATCAAGCAGGGGTTATTGTACAAGCAAATAATATCACGGGAAATATTTCAATTACATTAGGTTTACCAGCCGTTGATCCACCAGTTACTGTAAGAGTAACTATTATTGGATAAAAAGAAGTTACAGTTTGTTGGTTTCTGTGACAACAACGACTTAACCCTTGCACTTGCAGGGGTTTTGTTTTATACCTATATTTGCTAAAGTCATTTATTTTTACTATATTATTATGAAGGAATTTAATAAACCAGATGTTAAAGCTCCAAGGTTTAGACCAGGAGTTTACAATGTAATGAACAAAAAGTTCTTTGATAGCTTTAGGGAAAAGCATCCTAAGTATAAAGATATGGATAATGTTATGTTAAGAAAGATAGGCAAAACATTTAACCAAACTATATACCAGGCTGTTATAGATAACCGGGATGGAGTGGAACTTCCAGAACAACTTGGTTGGCTATTTATTGGTACATGCCAACAAAGTAAAAAACAAAATGTTGATTTTAATAAATCAAAACAGTATGGTGTTAAAGTAAGTAACAATAACTGGGCAACAGATGGAAAGTTAGCAAAGATATTCTTTTCAAATTTTGCACCTAAACATAAGATAAAGAATAGAGAGTATTGGAAGTTTGTAGGTTGTAGGGATTTTAAAAGAACAGTTGCAAAAACATATCCTGAAAATTGGAATATGTATGTAGAGATTGAGCCAAACAAACAAGTTAAACTTGCATACTCTAAAGCTATATACAAAGACATAATAATCAAAGAAACTACTGAAGCTTTAAAGACTTATAATGAATTTGAAATATGACAACAATTGGACAAGCAATTTCAAGAGTAAGAAATACATTAAAAGCTGTTAAGGAAGATCCTTTCTTAACGGATAGAATGATATACAATTCTTTACTCAAGTATGCACAGACTCTTATAAAGAGAGAAGACAATCAGTTTAGACTTATGAAGATGAGTCAGATATTTAAGGTATTGCCTTATGTAGAACTGATTGATGTAGATAAAGTTGAAGCAGGTTGTATTGGAGTTTACTCTGACTGTTACTTTAAAAGATCTAAAGAAAAACTTCCTACAATATTAAATGGAATGTTTGGTCCAATTATCCGTACTACATCTTCAATTGATGGTACTACAGAAATGTTTAGAACAGATCCCGGAACATGGTCTTCAATAACTAAGTCTACTACTTTTAAGTATAATAGAAAACAATACTTCTGGTATCTTGAAGGTTATATATACTGCCCTAATGTAGATTGGGATGCTATTAGAATTGAAGCAATCTTTGATGGCCAATTAGATACATGTGATAGTGATCCTTGTTTATCAAGACAAGATGACCAATTTGTATTACCAGAGTATTTATTCTCTGAGGCTGAACAATATGTAATAAAAGAATTAACAATGTCTATGTCTGTACCAGGTGATGGAGCAGATGACGGCCAAAATGCACTTAGATAATGGATTTTAATTACACATTACGTTACAGAACATTTGATCAGTTACTGGAAGATGTTACTATTGACCTTAATACATTTGCTTTAGAGAATATGATTGAGCCACAACAGCTTATCAAATTAGCTAGAAAATTAAATTATGAGTTGGGTCTAAGAATTAATCAGCAAAAAGAAGCTGTGTTAGATATCTGTCATGGTAGAGTAAAATTACCAGATGATTTTTACACATGGAACTACGGTCTTGTATGTAATGAGTTTACAGAGGCAGTAGGTTATGATGGCTTAGCTGGTGGAACAAATATACAAGAGGTTCCCTATAGAGGAATTTCTTATAGTGAAACACCAAGTACTGTTGCTCAATGTGCTGCACCAACTGTAAACTGTAGAACATGTAATTCAAACCCATGTAATCATACAGCAGCTTGTGATCTTAATCATCCTATAGTAGATCCAATACCTACACAGTATGATCCAAACAATCCATATGGAGATACATGTATTGCTCCAAGAGTATTTATGAATTGTAAAGGAGAGAAGTGGGAAATTGTACAAGTGATAAATCCTAGTTTAACTAGAGTTTATAATTCTTTGGTTCCTTTAAGAATGAAAAGAAGTCAAGAAATTCACTGTGAATGTCCTAACTTATATTATAATACTCCAAATGAAGGTTGGATTAAAAATGGTTATTTATTTACAACATTTGATACAGGTAAAGTTTATATAAACTATATGGGTGAACTTGTTGATGATAACGGAAACTTAATGGTTCCTGATCATGCCTTATTAAATGATTACTATGAGTATGCTTTTAAGAAAAGAATAATTGAGAACCTTGCTTTGAATGGAGAAGATGTAGCACAAAGATTACAATTAATTATTCCAGAATATAAAGCGGCAAGAAATCAAGCAATCAGTTTAGTTAATACACCTAACTTCAGAGAGATGGAAGAACTTTGGTGGACTAATAGACGTGCACAGTATGCTAAGTACTATGATATGTTTAAGTCATATCAGTTTGGAAATTATACAAGAGTTGGCAATAATAGAGTTATCTAATGGCTAAAAATAATATACAAAATACCACAGACAATCAAACTAAGTCATTTGTAAAAGGACTTAATAAAGATTCTGATCCATCATATGTAACTGATGGTATGTGGACGCATGCTATAAATGCAATGAATAATACATCAGAAGGTGATGTGGGTACTTTGTCAAATGAAACATCAAACTTTTTATGTGCAGAGGCAGGAGCAACATTACCTACTTCTGTAACTAATAAATATATTGTTGGTGCTATACAATTATTTTCAGATAAATGGATAATCTTTACTGCTGGGCATAATGGTTTAGGGCAACCTACTGTATCTGAGATAGGATTATTTGAAGATGCTGTATGCAGATATAGACCAATTGTGCAAGATGCTTGTTTAGGTTTTGATAAAAGATTCCTTATATCAGGTTCAGCTAGAGAAAAAGAAGATTGTACATGGCAAGTGTATTGGGCAAATGGTTTAAATCCAGATAGATACTTAAACATAGGAGATCCTAAAACATGGCCTGACCCAAGTTATAATTGGTTAGGTGGTGGTCCCGCTACTATTAACTATTATGGAAATGCTGCCGGTCAAACTTTACTTTGGCCAGGAGTTAGTTGGAATCAAACACCAACTACTGTAAACAACTGTACTACATACACAGATTTAAATTCATTAGATTGTGAACATATAAGACTAGCAAGATTAATGAAGACACCATGTCTTAATTTAAAATTAGGACAGCAAGGTGGGACCATGGCTAATGGTACTTATTTTGCAACTATAGCATATACAATTAAAGGTCAGAAAGTAACAGACTATTTTGCTCAAAGTAATAATCAATTTGTATTTACTCCAAATGATTTAGAAGGTTCTTTAGTTATAGAAGTATCTGCAGATAGTGAAAACTTTGATGAGTTTGTATTAGTCTTAGTACAGAATATTAATCAAGGTACTGTTGCAAAACAAATTGGATATTATTCTACAAAAACTACAACTATTGCAATAGATCAAGTAAACCCTAGTGTACTTACCATTCCTATTGAACAACTTCCAATTCAGACACCTGTGTTTGAAACATCTGATCAAATGGCAGATGTAAATAATTACTTAATACGTGTTGGACCAAGATCTAAATTTGATTTTAATTATCAACCATTAGCTAATTTAATTAGAGCTAAGTGGGCTTCAGTTGAGTATCCAGCTGATTATTATGTAAATGGAGGTAATAAAACTAATTACTTAAGGGATGAAGTTTATTCATTCTTTATCCGTTGGGTATATGACACAGGAGATAAATCATCTTCATATCACATTCCTGGTAGAGCACCTAAGAATTTTACAATTCCTGGGACTACAAATTCATATTTAGAAAGTAGTACTGTTCCTTTAGCAAACAGTTTAGCTACAGATGATAAAGTGTTTGAAGTATATAATACAGCATATTCAACAGGTGGACCTTTAGTTAATACTACGCTTTCTGATGGAGGTGTTATATTAGATGTAGGTGATATGGGATACTGGCAATCTACGGAACAATATCCAGATGATAGACCAGATATTTGGAACTCAAGTACTTATGGTTGGACTACACAAGCAGGACAAAATCCTCAATTTGATTTATGTGGTCAATACGTTAGACATCATAAGTTTCCAGAAGACTTTTTAAATAATAGTGCGGCTACAACAACAATACATTTTAGAAATAATCCTAATCCAAGTACAGCAGGTAATGATTACTTTATTAGATTGATGGGAGTATTTTTTGAGAATATTGTTTTACCAAAAGATCAAAATGGAAATGATATTCCTGGTATTGCAGGTTATGAAATTTTAAGAGGTTCTAGAGAAGGTAATAAGACTATTATAGCAAAAGGTATGGTCAATAACTTTAGAAGTTATAAGATCAAAGGAAATGCAGCTAAAGGCCGTACAGGTTTATATGCTAACTATCCTTTCAATACTATTTTTCCTATTAGTCCAAATTCAAATCAGATGATAAGTTATGATGATCCTTATATTAAAGGACCCCATCAATTTGTACCTGTAGATATATTTTCTTTTCACTCACCTGATACAATGTTTAGGACTCCGTTCCTATCTACTACTGAAGTTAAAGTTTATGGTAATCTATCTGGTTTTACAAGTCAACAATTTGTTGAACCGGACAAGCATCCTAAGTTTAAACTTCTTGCAGATGAGGCACTTATACCTATGATAATTGGTGGGGTTGCTGAAGCAATTATATCATCAATTGGTAAAAGAACTATGAACATGCCTCAGACTGGACCATATAATATTAGTTATGGTACAACTTCTCTTACTTCGGGAAGTGGTGTATTTTCACAAAGTATTTCTCAACAAACTTCGCAAGCAATCCTTAATACTCCAGTTATTGGTGCAGTTGATTTATATAATGAATTCTGGGATACTTATTATTCCTCTGGCTTAGCTGTTGCTGACGTAGCATTCATGATAACTAGTGGTTATTCAGGAACAACTGCTGGTATAGCTGAATCATCATTTGTTGATGCCGTAAATGGTGAGGCAAATAATTTATTCATGAGCCCTTTACAAGTTTCAGGATCTATAGAATTACCAGACTTTGCTTATTTACCAGGACCTTTAAGAATTTTACAAGGTGCCTCTCAATTATTATTTTATTTCTCTGAAGGTGCTGATGTAACTTTACAATTAATATATGCTTTATTACCATATAGACAATATGCTTTACAACAAATATCATATGGTTTTTACAGTGGAATGAATAGAAATCTTACAACAGATCTTTATAGATTTAAAATGGAGGAAGCTTTTTATTTAAGAGATAATATCCAAGAAGTATCTAGATACCAAACTAATACTGGTGCTTCAAATTCATATAGTATTAATAATATTAAAAGACCTGACTCAGTAGTTATTAGAACTGTATCTGGTCCTTATTTTAATCCAGCATATCCAGACGGTGTGACTATAGGTCCTAAATTACTTTTAGGTGATAAGTCATTAGTAACTTTAGGTACATTACTTAAAGGACCAAGTTGGGCAGGTACACCTTCATATCCTGTTGGAACATTACCTAGTTTTGATAATTTTGATATACCTTTTAGTTTACCAATACAAAGCCATTATGCAGCAATTAAAGGTAGAGTAAGAAATCAATATGGTCAATTAGATGGTATAAAACAAATTGGTATTACTCCGTGTGAACAAAAAATTGATCCTTTAACTTTACCAGTTATTGGGCCTTATTCAGTACCAGGATTTGTAGGTACATTTAGTTATAAGTTAATAGCAAATACACAGATCTTATTTAATGGTGATACTTATATAAATAGATATACTGAAAAAAATACAATGTGTTTCTTTCATAACTGGTTATATGGTCAACCTGATGGATTTGAATACAATTACTATTTGTATCAAATGATTCCAACAGTTAAGTTTAGTGTTAACAGTATTAAATATGATACTTCTGATTTAGCCCAACTAGTAAGTATTACTTCACCTTCTATACCGGGTACAGGTGGACAACCTTCTGATTTTTATAATTTAGATTGGGCTGGTTATAACTACGCATCAAATAACCCAGGTAATTATGATGGACTATATGGGGTTTATGACGCTAAGTTTTATATTGCTAGTTCATCTATTAAAGATTTCTTTGTTGAGTCTGATGTATTAATAGACTTTAGAAAACAAGGTGACTATGAATGGGAGAAACATTATGATCCATATAGATACACAAACTTTTATCCAATGTTTAATGCTGACCCTACTATTTTAGGTAGAGGTAATACATACATATATGATTACTCTTTAAGTGTATCTAAATTATATAATCAGTATTTTTCTCAAGGTATAATACAAAGTAGATACTATGACCCTAATGTGGCTAAGTTATGTTATACATATTATCCTGATAGATTAATCTATTCATTGCCTCAACAAATTGAAGCAATTAAAGATAGTTGGTTTATCTATTTAATAAATAACTACAAACAATTTAGATCACAAATTAGTGGAGTTAAATCTATTAACAAGAGTGGTATATTTATTACATTCAAAAATGATAGTCCTATAATGTACCAAGGTGTAGATACTCTTCAAACAGATTTAGGTACTAAAGTTACAATAGGTGATGGACTTTTATTTAGTCAACCTAGTCAATCTGTATCCAATGCTGATAAACCTTATGAGTATGGATCATCACAAAATAGATTATCTGTTATTTCAACACCTGCGGGAATGTTTTATGTTTCTCAAAACCAAGGTAAGATATTTTCTTATGGTCAAGGTTTAACTGAGATTTCACAAAATGGAATGAAGTGGTGGTTTCTTTTATTTATGCCATACAAACTTACAGATGATTTCCCTGATTATCCTTATCAAGATAACCCGGTTTCTGGAATTGGTATTCAAGGAGTATATGATAATAATAATACTATTCTTTACTATGCTAAAAAAGATTATGCTGTTAAACAAGCTTACAAAGGTAAATTAAGATATGTTCCATTAGATTCTAATTTCTTAGGGGATTACTTTGAAATTATAAATCAACCGGGAACAAGATTCTTATTAGGTGATCCTGTTGTATTTGATAATGCATCTTGGACAATAAGTTATGACCCTAAAAATAAATACTGGATTAGTTTCCATGACTGGCATCCTGACTTAATGATACCAAGTAAAGATATATTTTTGACAACAAAAGGAACTGGATTATGGAAACATAATTATGTATGTGATAGTTTTTGTAATTACTATGGTAAAGACTATCCATTTGAAATTGAAGTACCTTTACCAACTGGACAAACTGTTACTACCCTTAAATCAGTTGAATACATTCTTGAATCATATAGAAGATCAGCAATCAATTGTGTAGATCAGCACCATGTATTAGATTTTAATTTTGACCATGCTGTTGTATATAATACAGAACAAGTCTCTGGTTACTTAAATTTAAATTTATTTCCTAAGAACAATATTACTTTAAGTTTAGACTATCCAAAGTTAAATACTAATCTTTCATCTTTTGATGTACTCTTCTCAAAAGAAGAACAAAAATATAGAATTAATCAATTTTGGGATATAACAAAAGATAGAGCAGAGTTTCCAGTAGGTTCAAATTATCCTCCTACAGGTGCATTAATTCCGGGAACAACAATTCTACAAGGTAATTACTCAAGTGATTTTATTTGGCTAACAGAACCAGATGGATACACAAGAGTTCTTAATCCTGCTAACATGAATTATAATAAAGCATCAATGCAAAGAAAAAAATTCAGACACTATCTAAATTTCTTAACTTTGAGAAAGGATGTTTCAGGTAATGTGAATATGATCTTTAAGTTGTTCAATAGTAAAAATCAGATATCTCTAAGATAATGTATAATAAAAAGGTTCTTCAGACTGCAGTAAAGGAGCTTGACAAGGCAAAAGCTCCTGCTAAAAGAAAAGATATAATTACAGATCCTATGGGTCAATGGAAGTATCCGGGACAAGTTACCCGGATACCTTCTGATACAATAACAATGCAGGGAGTTAATTATCCTGTATATGGTGTACCAGATAAAGGTCAACCTGTGTTAATGCAACCAGGAGCTAATTATAATTTTCCAGGAGCTAATTATGTAGATGAGTATCCACAAATGAAAAGAGGTGGTGGATTAAAGTCTAAAAAGTACACAAGAAATATAGAAGGTACTAACCGTTTTTTTGCTGAGTCAGCTTTATTTAAAAAGCCTAAAAAATTATCTAAGAAAAGAATCTTTGATCCTAATGCTAAGTACTTTCAAGATGGTGGAGAATTAGTTTGCCCACCTTTTCATAAGTATGATTCTAAATTGAATCAGTGTGTTGCTATGACAGAAGAAGAAAAAGCAGCCTCTGGTAAAAAATTTATGCAAGATTGGGTGGAATCTCCAAGAGCTAAAGAAATGTTACAAGCATCTGTTCAAAAAGATAAACCAAATAAAGATGTAACACAATTAACAAAAAATGTAGCTACATTAAGAAGAAAACTAACAGAAGGTAAAGCTAATGTAGGTAGTGCAGAAAATGCTTTTTCTGTGGGATATGCTGAACCTAGAAGTTTAGATGACATGATAGATAAGAACAATAAAGTTCTTTCAACAACGATGTATGATCCAAATCTTCTTACTTATAGAACAACTAATCTTGAAGATAAGCCTGTACCTTTTGCAAGTCCTGTAAACTTCTTTACAAAAGGTTTACCAGGTAATCATGCTTATGTTTATCCTCATGAATATAGTCATAATCAAGATATGGCTGGAGATTTAATTCCAAAATCAGATAAAGAATTAATTGATAAATATAAAGATGTTACTAATGTTCCTCAAAATGAATTAAATCAAAAATATAATCCTGATGGAGGATGGACACCAGAATTTGATAAAGAGTTAACAAAAGCTATTAAAACTGATTATCCTTCTAGAAGATCTTATCAAACAGATAAAAAATTATATGAAACAAACTTTAATAAATATTTAAAAGATAATTATTTAGAAGGTGACTATGATAACTCAGTTTCTTATGATGAGTTTGTTAAATCACAATTACCAGATAGTTTTTTTGTAAGTGAAGGTGGTAAACCAGGTCGATATGGAACTATAGATCAAAAATTAAGATACCTTACTAATCCAACAGAAACAAGAGCTAGATTAAATGCTGTTAGAATGTATGGTAAAGAGTATGGTATATATGATCCTTTTACTGAAAAAGTAACACCAGAAACATACCAAAAATTATTAGAGATTCATGATCAACAAAATCCTAATGAAGTAGATGCTAATCAATTAAGACAATTAAAAAGTGTTTATACTGATGAACAGATTTTAGATATGATGAATACTATTTCTAAAAATAATAATTCTAATGAAGAACTTAATTTTGCTGCTAATGGGGGATCAACTAATGATTACATAGAAGC